CGGAGTTCCTGTTAATGCTATTTTACACTTACAAGGCATCGTTCTTAAAAATCCTTTGGACTGGGCTGCGGTTGGCGATTTACATCTATGCAATTCATCAGCAATGACGATAGAAATTATATCTCTTTTACAATAATTTTCCACTAATTTTGCAAATTCTTTATCCCTAAAAGTTTCTATATTTATTATCCAATAAAACTCATCAGGTATTCTTTCTAAATCTTCAAAACGTTCTTCAACAGATCCATTCCTCATTTGACCTTTATTAGGCCCTCTTGTTATCTCTCGCTCTCCTAAAATAATGCAATCAAGATTTTTAATATGAGTTTTAATTTCTTCTTGCCAGTTATATTTTAAGCCATTAACCCCAACAACTATAAGACAGTGAGAGTAACCTCTTTCCTTTTCTCTTTTAGCTGCAAAAGCTAAAGAACTTAAAGTTTTTCCTAATCCCTGCTCATCCCCTAAAAATATTAGGTTTCTACCATCACCCCAATTTAAGAAATTAAGTTGATGTAAAAATAAATTAGAATTCAAAATTGAACTATAATTAAAAGCCGCTTGATTTTCCTGTGTCGGAGGTTCTCCATACACTATATATTTATAGTTTTGATCTTCAAATTTTTGAATGATTTTATAATAACATACAAGAGGAAGTTCCCAATCTTGGGTTACTGTATTAAAGAACCTATTGGGAAACTCTTTTATTATCGCTAATATTTGTAGATCAAATTTAAAAGATATTTGTAACTTATCTTTTAAGACACGAATCTTAATCATCCAACTCACCCATAACGTTTATACTTATAATACAATATAAAACAGTAAAAGTAAATAAAAAACCCCCACTGCTCAATGAAAGTAAGGGTCTAAAAGGTTCTGGTGGTTTACTTGAACATCCGTCCATTAAATATAAATTGATTGTTATGGATTGGTATTTGCTGAGCAAAGAACATATTATCCCTAAAATAAAATATTGTTATAGCTTGTTGCCAATTAGGTGTACCGCTTATGTATTCAGGATTTAAAATACAAGTACAACCGCCTTCATAACAAGATGTTGTACCTCTTTTATCTGTTTTAAAGTAGCTGCCTAAACGATGAGTATGTCCTATACTTCTATTCGATCCATAATTATCATGCTCAGCTCGTGCTGTGTATGAACTATATTTTCGAGCTACTTCTCCGTGAGTAAAACTTAATGATTTATAAACATACTCATGCTCATAAAAATTAATTTTTAATAAATCTAAATTAAGCAGTTTATCAATTTCTAAACACTTTAAACTACTAAGTTCAGGATTTTTCCATAAAAATTTTCTAAGACGCTCTTCATGATTTCCCTGAATAAAGTGAATCTCATTAACTAATTCTTTTAGAGTTTTCAATATTTGATAACTTTTGTCTATTTCATCTTGTAATGAGAGTTTCCTTTTAGGATTTTTATCAAAACAAGATAGCTCATAAAAGTCTACAAAATCTCCAGGAATTACTAATTGATGTGGCTTAAAATACTCTAAAAATTTGTAAATCACTGAGAAGGTTTTCTCATCATGAAAAGGGACATGAGCGTCATTAATTTGGACAATTTTTATAATTGTCGGTTTATTTTTCTTTGACATGTCCTCTAACCTCGGCTTTCTCTAAATACAGTCAAAAAATATTTGCCAATCTACGGGGGCTACATACTCTGCTTTTAATTTTAACTTATTACAAATTTTAAAACCACAGTTTGCCAGAGATTCGGAGCAGACCATACCAGGAGTATTTATTAATTTTATACCAGTAAGCCTTTTAGCTGCTATTTTTCCTAGATCCAGAACTGAATACCCAGGATTATTATCTCTCCAATAATCAGCAGCATCAATGTTAAAATCGAATTGGTGAATTTCAATTCTTTTTCTACTCGCATTAAGGTTATATCTTTCATAATCTTCTATACAATATTCTCTTATACCCTTCCACTGTAAATGGTTTTCCCAAACATTCCACCCTGTTCCTCTATTCAATATGAAGAAAGAATGAGATGCTATTTTACTTTTATCTAATTCAGGATAGTTTCTATGTTGTAAATCTTGAAGAACTTTTGCTATATCTGATGTACCTATCTCATTACAATGATAAGTTAATTTTGGATCTAATTTTGAAGTATCTATTAGCATACACGCCTCCTAAGCTGTAAATTCTACAGGTTTACCATCTGGTGTATTCATACCATCAATATGCCCCCATGTAGGAGCACTTTTTAAGCACTCTAATCGTCTAAAAAACTTTAATTTTCTCTTAAGCATTAAATCCCATAAAAAGGCATGAAATACTGTATATAACTTATTTACAGGCTCTAAATCAAAACCTATCGCTAAACAATGGGCACTTACGTAAGGAATGTCTTTCTCTCGTACCATAGGGTCTAGATTAGATCTTAAACCCCTTTGAGTAAACTCTCCTCCAAAAGACCAATTATTTATTACTATGGCTTTACTGACGTATTTATATTTAGTTATTCCACTTAAATATCTTTCCCACTCTTCTCGAATAAAATCTAATTCTTTAAGAGCTTGTTCTTGAAAAAATCCCCAAATAAAATCTTCACCGTATCTAGGCGTGTAATAGTCATAAACTATTTTACTAACTATTTCTTTTATATCAAAGTGTTTACACTTATACATTATTTCACCTACCTATGTAAAGCTGCTAATGAAGTTACAACCTTTTCTAGTAAATTATCCATCCTACTTGTAATACCAGTAAATCCGGTAGTCATATTTTCAACTACCTTATCAACTTTATCCTCAATGCGTTTCGCACTTTTATCTTGATTTTCCTCCATCTTAGTGAAGCGAGTATCAATAGATTTTGAGCAATCATCACATTTTTTATCTTGTTCTTCTTTATGTTCTTTAATTTTATCGTCAACTTTAGCCAAAATTCTTACCCAAAATTGTTGAAAAATTATAATAAAAACAAGAACACCAACTACTGTCAATCCAAGCGATTCTGGGTTTTTTATTAGATCGATTAAAAAGTTCTCAATCATTTTACACGTCTCCAACTTCACTAAAAAATCCTATCTCCTCCATTTGCGATCTGGTTTTAGAAGCTGATTTGATCTGAGGAGTAATAACCAAATCAATTTCTATTTCTTTCCCGATGTGTTTATTCAAATTTTCTATTATGTTATATTCTTGTTCTTCTGTGACTAGATTTCTTACTTTATACCAGTTAATAAGATTTACAATAATGAATTGAGAATGAACATAAATTCTATCTATATATCTTCCTTCATGCTCTAATAAAGCTACCGCCCATAAATTTAATAAAGGATGTTTTACTTCATCAAAGGCTTTAGTTGTTATAAATCCATCAGGGTTGCATAAATCCGGTCGTGCTATATCTTGCCATAACTTCTCATTAATAAATTTGCAATCTTCTTCTTTGTCAAATATATTCCAAACTTGTTCCATTGTTTTAATCTCCTATGGGAATACTATACCAGCCGCAAAATCTTGCGCTCTTTGAAGTTCTGTAAAAGCATAATCATAAATTCTAGCATCGTAAATAGAACAATTTTTAGATCCGGAAGGTGAATTATTTGCATCTAGACCCCCGCCAAGAACTAATAAACTATCCGTTCCGTATTGAATACTAGGAGCATAGGCTGCCGTAGCTACTTCTACATTGTCTCTATATAATTTCATATTGGTTCCATCATAAACTAACATTATGTGATAGAGAGTATCTAGATTCATATCGTTTGTATCTTGTATATATCGCCTTGTTCCTCCAAATTTTAACATTGCGCTTAGTTTAGCGTTTACAGTTCTTAATGCAAAACCTCCTCCTGTTGGATCGGTAGATATAAAATAATTACTGTTAGTTAAAGAAGTTCCGTGGAATTTAATCCAACAAGAAATAGTAATTGCAGCTGTTGGCTTATACACACCGCTGCTTGGTATTGCAATAAAATCGTCAGAACCGTCAAAAACAAATCTACAAGGATCTCCTATCGTTCCATCTCCTGCCCAACCGCTAGAAATGCTAAATCCAGAAGGATTAACAGCAATTCCATCGGTATTGTAACCAGATATGTCAGAAATATTTATTGTTGGGTCTGTATTATTTCCAGGCAGTGATTCATTTTTAGCTTTTTGAGCGTGAAAATAGAATTTTGGATTAGCTGGAATATTTCTAGCAGAAGTCACAGCGGGATTAGTATTACGACATTCATAAAAATCTACCATATTTTGTGCTATGTTTTGTATTTCTTGTAAAGTTAAGGCTCTGTTAAATAAAATAAATTCAGTAATATACCCCTGCATCCAATCATTATTGTTATATCTTGCCCCTATTCTTAATTGAGCAGGGCCAGTTGTAGCCGTTGCTGGGGTAATTGCCTCTAATGATTCAGGAACATTTAATGCAAAATTAACTGTATTCGTACTTGTTCCATCATATTGAATAACGACTAAATTCGGCCTAAAATAACCATTAACCAAAGTTGTAGAACTTTGAACATAAGCTCCCATTTTACCACCATACAGCGTATTAGATGCTTGAATGTAACCTGCTATAACAGTGTTATTAGAGTGTCCTGCAAAATAATCTTGAGCAGAATAAGAACCAGTGTGTTTTGAGACACAAAACATTGTCCAACTAGAATCAGAAGCTAGATACGAGGAGGGGGTTAATAAATATCTGCTAGTTCCTAACCAATATCCTGTAGGTCTATTATTATTAAAGTAATAAGGAACCCCTAAACCGTTTGTTAGCAAGGGCTGAGATCCTGTAGAGCTTTGACCTATTAATTCTCCGTTACAGTTATATAAACCAACTAAATAGGACGAAGCTCCAGCCGCATTTGATTGTAAAATTGCTGGGTCTAATATTCCATCTGTTCCATAATTAACTTCAACCTCTCCGCCTCCTGTTCTTTGTCTTAGAGCCGCAGGAGCTGCTGAGTTTATTAATTTTCTTGCTGAACTGAAAGCGAGTTGTAATCCTACTAAATTGAAAGATTCTAACCAATAGTTGTTAGGTTGGAATTTAGCTTTTTGGTTATTGTATATAGTTTGTAAATCAGAATCTGAGATTATTGCAGGTATGATTATATACTCTAGTTGATAGCCGGTCATACCAGAAGTACCAGCGCCGTAATTATAACCAAGTTGAAAATTTCTAGTTCCTGTAAAAGTTGTATTACTGTTTTCTACTGGAGATTCAAATACTCCATTTATGCCTATTTTAAAATCAGTTGATCCTGGGAGATTATCTAAATGATAGGCTACACTAGCTTGAGTCAATTGATATGTTCCAAAAGTACCGGAAGAACTTCCTAGTAAAGTTGCCCAACTACTAAAATCAATGTTATTATTCGTCATATTTTTTGAAATGACTGGAACCGCTGTATTTGATCCTGCAACAAAAGTGCCTCTTTCCCAATCCCTAGCTAAACAAATAATAGTTCTAGGTTGTGCGCCAACGGATTGAGTTGAGTATAAACAGTGTCTAGATGCATTTACAAAATAAGGGGCAACGTGTGTTCCATCAAAAGTTTTTAACGTTGCTTTTGTAGTTCCAGCAACTGCAAGTAAAGGATAAGCTGTATCTACGTTTTGTGTGTAATCATAAAGAGTTCCAGTCCCTTTATTATCATACCAAGTTTTCCACACAGCTGCTACGTTAGCATCAACTATTAGAGTTTGAATGGTTCCTGCCACAGTGTCATCAGCGTTATGTAAGTTAGATGTTGCTGATATAAAACCGTCAGTATCCCATGCTACTTTATAATCTGTAAGAGCATTAACTGTTATTAAACCTGCATATACACTGCTTGAAGATACTTTTCTAGAAGAACAAATAACATCAACAGAATAACCAAGATTGGTTATAACATCTAAAATATAAGTGGAAGGTTCTGTTGATGGAATACGAGCAGAACTAGTGGCTGACGTAGATGATGAAATTGTAGAATTAACCTTACTTATGGTGTATAAGATACCGTTTATAGAGCTGTTACTTATAATCTGAGATAATATTTTTGAAATAGTATTTAATTCACTTTGAGATAAACTATGTGATGAGATATTAGAGTTAACTTTAGACACGGAGTATAAAAAACTATTTAAACTAGTGCTCCCAGTTAAACTAGAAAGTATTTTAGATAGTACAGATACAACAGCCTGAATACTTGTTCCTGATTGTACACTTGTTATAATTTTACAAAGAGTATATAAAGATGATGTTGTAGAAGAAAGTGTACGAACCGCTGCTGAAATATTCCAAGCAGCTCCTACATAGGCATACGCTGTAACTGCTGATACACTGGTTAAATTGCTCACTACTTTAGTTAAAGTTGTAATAGTGGCGGTAGTGTAGGATACACTATTTAATGCTGATATTATTTTTGAAAGAGTGCCTATCTGGGCTTTGCTGCTGGTATTATTTTGTATTATCGACAAAATTTTAGCTAATGTTTTAACATTAGCTACTATATTAGAATTTTCAGATAAAGCTGCTTCAAGATTAACATACACTTTTGGATAAGAGGTGACATCTGTAGAATTACTAAGCTCCCCTAATATTTTAGATAGTGTACTAACTATAGAGTTAATTTCCGTTGTACCTGTTAATCTAGATATTAAGTTAAACAGTTTAACTACGAGGGTATATTCTTCTACGGTTAGGGAGATATTGCTGTATTTTTGTAATAATAGAGATATCTCATTATACTCTTTTGTAGTAAGAATACTATTGTTGTAATTACCAACAGATATGTCAATATCTTTAACCATTAGTCTACAGTAATTGTGATAGCATTAGCATCAAATGTTACAGGGCTTCCTACGTTTGTATTTAACGAGCCTGAAGAAACATTACCATAAGCTAAAATAAGTCCAGTAGTGCCTGTTTGAGCATTGGTTATAAACCAACCTGTTATATTTTCAGCTACAGTAGCGTTAACTGTATTTATGGCTCCACTGTTTTTAATAGTAGGTACGCCGCTGTCTAAGGCAGCCGCACTACCAAAAGCAGAAGTTACATCTAATCTATTTCCGGAATTTAATAGGCCTTCTGCCTCGTCTATACCTGCCAATGTACTGGTATCATCTAGAGGCGTTCCCCCTTCAATAAAACCCATATACAAAGCCGTATATCCGGCTGTTTGGTTTCTAAATAAACCGTCAATCATTCTAAGGTTTCCAGCGTTGGCTATTTTACCATTCATTGTAATTGCCATAATTTAATCTCCTTTTTATACGTAATTTATGTCTATTTGTTGTCTTTTTAAATCCACAACATTATCATCATCTTTTCCAGTCCATTCATGAAATATATAATCATATCCAGTAGGAAGGGTGTACACCCTCTCATAAATTCCTGTACTGACTTTAGTTATATCCGTAGTAAGGGTTTCTATAATAGTTATTTCGTTAGGGTGTATAATTTTAATGCTTTTTTCTATAGGATCAAATAGATTATCATCCCTATCTCTAAATTCTGCATGTAGTATTACTTTTTGACCTGCTTGTAAACTCATAATATTATACTCCGAAAAATCCTACTTTTATAGTTTTCGTACCCGTTATCTTATTTTGAACCTTAAATTGATCTGTCTCCCAATATACATTATACTTTGAGCCGGTATCCTTTACTATACTAAAATTAGCGTGAGCGGATATTGCTACCAATGTCTGATTTTCTACTCTATACACTGCTGTTACGTTATCTGTAGTACAAGCAACAACTAAGATTCCAAATGATGCGGATAAACCTGTACTTAACACGGCATCCAAAGCTAATGCCCCGTTGGCGGTTGAACTGATAATATTGCTAACCGCTATTAAAAGTCCATTAGCATCAGATCCCAGCATTTTGTTTGCGGTTAGTAGGGCATCCACAAAGTTGGCTAAAGCTCCTTGGGAAACTCCAGCTTTAACTAACTTTTGAATAGTTTCTTTACTATCCGCAGGTGTACCAGAGGGGTCATCTATAAAACTAACATCGTCATTATAAACTGGTGTTCTTCTAGTATACTGAGATTTCTTTTGATTAGCCATATATTACTCCAATCTTGTGTATCCATTATCTTCATTTAATTCAAACCCGGATAAATCTTCCTGTAAAATTAGATCTGATTCAAAGCCTGAAGCTATTTCTTGTACAATAAACATAGGCTTAGCTAAACCGTTAAATCTGTCACCCACGACTATTATAGGGCTTCCTGTACTATCTTTAGGACCTAATCTAGCTTTTAGTGAAATAGGGGTTTTACTTGTTATATCTACTATAGCTGAAATACTTAGGGGCATAGCGTTACTTGCTCCAGATGTGGGGATTCTTATAAGATTAGCTGCTATACAGGTTGAATCTTTAAATAATGCTAAAGACATTCCAGTAGTGGTATTACTACAATAAACCGCAGGTACATAAACTTCAATCCTTAATTTACATCTGGCATTTTTAGGTATGTATTGCCAATCAATTATCTCATCGCCTTCTGAGATTAGTGGGGTTGTATTATCCCCAGGAAGCACGGTGGTGATATTGATAGGAAAGGGTTTAGTAGAAACAAATGCTTCCATGTGGGCTTGATGTTTATTTGTAATATTACCAACCGTAGAACCTCCACCAGTTGCAGCGTAGGTTTCATCAAAGCCTATAAACTCATTATAATCAAATTCATAGAAATCATTATTAGAAACATCATCTAAAACAATAGTATCGTAAAAGTCTTTTAAAGTATTATCTTTACATTTAAAACCGCTGCAATCTTGAATAGATACAAAACGTGTGCCTTTTTCTATGTAGTTGTTTTTTACCACCAAGTTATCGGCATTAACGGCTTTTAAAATCCAAGGATCAGTAGCATTGTTAACTCCGTCCAAGAAAGTATTATTTATTATTCTACAATTTAGTGTATTTTTAAATACTTTAAAATAGGTAGCTATATTTTTAAAGGTACATTTCTCAATTACCAGGCCTTCTACTATTTGTCCGCTTCCTCCACTAGATGTGGAATCTATATTCCCTAAATCTGTGACAACGCTGTCTACAAAACAACTTCTAATCACGTTATCATTGACCGTTAAAGAACCGCTGGCTGGGGAATCTACCACCCTAACAAACCTATCAATATTTCTAAATACTACATTTTCTACTATATTATTAGCAGATAGTGGTATAAAAGTTATTCCGTAACCTTTAAAGTCAGAAATTATTCCATTTTTAACAACATTATTATAACCGCCTACTACGTGGCTCTCATTTCCAAATTTAATAGCTTCAATCATTGTTCCAACTATTTGAGTTGAATCTCCTCCAACAATAGTAAAACCATCAACTATATTTCCATACTCGTCCCCGCCGTGAAAATCAATATCGGATTTACGACAATCAATAGAAGTAACATTATTAAATCTATTAAAACTTGCGCCTCTAAAAAATAAGAATGAGTGTCTACATCCCCTAGCATATGCGTTAGTATGCGAGCAGTGATTACACCTATAAAACGTGAACCCGTACCCCTCAGCGGCGTCAACAAACCCCGGAGGGTAAACAGCGCAGTTATATGTATGACAATTTATAGCCCTATCAATTCTGAAGCCGTGCCCTTTGCTTTTGTAAGTTCCTTTATTTTCAACTACGCAATTGCTTATCCAGCAATTTTTAGCATAGGCTATAGTAAACGCATTTGTTGTAAATTCATAGGGTTCTGCTGAATAGTTTACAATAGCTCCATCTATACTAGCATTTTCAGCCATATTCATTTTCATAATATAGGCATTATAAGAAGTTTCATAATCATGACTTAGCGCATTTTCTAAAGTTATAGTTAAGCTATTTATGGCTATTATTTTATTAACTTCATGCCTATAGGTATTGTTTGAAGTTCCGGCAATTGCTGCGGGGGTTTTACCATCTCCAAAAAATACATAGTCATCTACAGCAAATCCAGATGTTGAAGTTACTGCTATTGTAGTAGCTCCACGAGAAGCATTGCCTGTTAGCTTAGTAAATGTTGTTATAGTTATGAAGGTGTAATCTACTACTCCATAATTATTATAAAAATCGCCATTGGGATATTGAATTTTAAAAGCATATTCCAGTGGTTCAGCCACATCAATATAGTTTCCACCAGCGCTAACAGCGGTAACTGTACATTCTTGATACTCAATAGCTCTACCATTTCCGTCAGATAAACCTCTTATAATAATCTTATTACCTACGGCATAATTACTTGCTAATGATTCGGCTTGACTGCCGCAATATATTCTTGTAGCACCTACAGTTAAATCTTGCCTAATTTTAGGTAAGTTGTTGTCAGGATATTCATAAAAACTTCCATAAATTCTTAACTGACCATAAGATCCTAATTTAACAGGGGATTTAAAATGTAAGTGAGTATTTGAAGGTACATCCAAAGAACCGTTAAAATAAATATAATCCTGTTCTGCTATAACATCAACATGCCCGCCTCCTAAAATATCTAAGAATTTTTGAAGATCGTAAGTGCTGTCTGTATTCTTGCCAAAGTATTTATAAGTTTTGTTCTCATATGTCTTATTATTGTCGTGAACAGTTAGCCGTCCTGTTATATTACCCACAATTTTGCTGGTTGCTACTTCTATTTCAGCAGTTATATGAACAGAATCTCCAATACCAGTTCCATATTCAATGCCATTAGCTATAGGGTGTGTGTTTCCTGTATATAAATTTCCGTTATTAATTTGAAAATCTAATTTAGCGTCATCTATATTAGATAAATAAACAGCAGTTCCGCCTGTATTCGTAATTCGAGCATTCATTCTAATATTTTCAACTATATCAGCTGCGGAGTATTGTCCAACTTTTATGGCGTAACCAGAGGTTAAAGCTCCTCCCTCATTATCATTGTTAAATATGGTTACAGATGGAAGTTCTATATCATTACACGTATCAATCTGCATAGCTAAATAATTGGCTGTGTCTATGTCTAGCTGAGATACAAATATATGCTCACATGCGGATGTAATTCGTATTGCTGTTGAAGCTGTAAAGGATATTATTTTATCTATCCTTACATCAGAACAGGTATTAAAATCTACACCAACATTTCCGCCATCAACGTCTATAGAGTCGCAAGTAAAATTATAGCCTGTAAATTTAACTCCAATTTGAGGTTGCCCTGAATACTGCTCACCTATATTTAAGAGACGTACATCTCCTATTTGCATATCGCAATACTCTCCAGTTTCTCCAAATACTACTCCAGATTTACCATTACCCCAAATTTGTAATTTATCACAATGGCTGCCGGCTTGGAATATAATTAATGGATTATAAATATTGGACATATAATTATGCAACATGCCGTCTACTCTTAAAGAAACATTAGGCTTTACAGTTATCTGATTATTACACCTAAAATCCCCTTCCGGAACCCTAACAATTACAACTGATCTATTTTGGCTCGATTTTGCAGCTATGCTTGCATCGTCTATATATTTTTGTATTTTAACAGATGCATCCGATGATAAATCGTTAGCCACATCTCCTACAGTTACTATATCTACACTGGATAATGATGTTCCAGCTAGTCTATAAACTGTGGGAGTTAATTCTGATAAATCTTGAACAGCGTTATTAAATACGTTAAAGGATGCTGCTTTTACGTATATATTTTTACCTATATCTTCTTTTCTAAAATTATATTTGAAGAATGTTGTACTATCTACCCTAACAAAATCGCTACCTACTGCGTGTGTTTGGACTATAGTTTTATATAATCCTCTATGAAAATAAGTTATGTCGTATTGGAAATCATCTGTTAGTGTTGCATCCCTGTATGCAAAGAATTCTCCATTCATGTAGCATAATGTATTCCAGTTATCTACGTCAGTCTGAGTACCTGATAATAACACTGCTTGGCTACTTGTCATATCCACGGATAGGGTACTTGTCGTATCAGGATCTCCTGAAAAGAACGGACATTCAGCGGTTGTAACACCTTGTCTTATGGGGTTTAGTATATTTCCAATACGTTTATATGTAATATCATCCTCAGATATCCATAATTCAGCACCGCCCCAAAATTCATTGGATCCTGAAACACCGATCCAAGCCTGTAACTCTGTTTGACATAATTCAAAAGGAGGCTCGAATACTATAACTGGATTAACATCCCCAGGATCTGCGTTATAGTCTATTTGTGTTCTATCCGTGTTTTGGTTATCATAAAGAGCCGCTGTAGCAGACCCTAACTGCATTTCCTCAACTTCTACCTCTAACTCATCTGAACCGCTTTCTTTAATAGATAAAATTCTAACTAATTCCTGATCTAACCCTAAAACGTTATCAGTAATAGTTACCACATCCATTGGCTCTAATAAGATATATTTTATAGGTAGTTTAAATGTGTATCTGTTTCTATAGGACACGCTTCTATCTAATAAAGTTTGAGCCACTTTTTTAGCAATTAGTGGATCACAAATCATATGAGCTTTTATAGGGGTACGGGGTCTTTCTCCATAAAGTTCGATATTACCTTGATCTTTTACTTCTACTATTTCAACGTTATAGCTATGTTCTCTGTTTAAAAATTCTAATTTTATCGAGTTGTAGACATCGGCTTGAATTGATCTTTTACATACCATAGGAGTTTCAAGAAAATCATCTTCAGTGAGATTATAAACAGGAGCTAAATCAGGACTCCAAACTATATCATTTCCAGTGACTGCCTTATCTCCAAACGGTACTAATTTTAATTTACCTTGAGACCAAACAAACGCCGAGTTTGTAGCTATAGCCAAGTCACTCAATCTTTGATGAGCAGGCTGCTGCTCAGCATAAACTGGCGATATGAAGAATCCATTAGCTATACAATAATTTGAAAAATCGGATAAATCGTCAATATAAGCTTGAGGAAATCCGGATCCATGAACGGTGTTGGTTAATAGATCGTATATTACATCTTTCGGGTTAGCATCTTTTTTTCCACCACCTATTATAAATTTTCCTTGAATCTCAAAGTTAAAGTTAGGGGATGAAGGGTTATCTCCTAAGTCTAAATTGCCGGCAACGTATGCTAATGATTTATAGTTTAAAGCTCTTTCTGGATGCTTAGTTAACATCTCCCCCCAAGGAGATTGTGAAGTATTTCCTGGAAAGAAACTCAAACCTAAAGAAGATAAAGTTACTACTTCTTTATCTTTCCAAACTTTATCAATTCCAGCTATAGCTCCCATACATAAGCCTATTACAAATCTAGCTCTATATGTGTAGGTTGTTTCACTTACCGTAGAACTACCGCCCCCGCCGCCTTTTCCGCCCCCGCCGCCTCCAGCTTGCTGTGTAACTTTAGTATGAGCTATTGGGGTAAAGTCTACATAGTCTATAATATTTCCGGCGACTCTGGTTGTGCCGTAAACTACGGGTATAGTGGCTCCATAGGTGGATTGCTGTATTTGAAGGGAATTAACTCTATTCCCCTCTCTCGATATAGGCTCTTCAGTTTTTTTCTTTTTAAATAAACCGCCCATTATTTATCTTCCCATAATGACATTTTACAAAATTCATGATCTTTGAGAAAAGATTGCTCAGCATCATCTAAAATACATCCTTTTTCAACAGCGGCGTGTATTATAAGAGGATAATCAACTATTATAGCCGAGTGACTAACTATTCTTCCCATTTTATATAATATTATATTTCCCTTATCGTACTTATTTGTTCTTCTACTTCTTTCAAGAAGACCATTTAAGTAAACTTCATCTCTTCTATGAAATAAAAAATCAGGTGAGTAATGAGGGGCTTTAAACCAATCTATTAAGCCAACAGCAGAAAAAACTTCTATTAGGAGGGTCATACAATCGCAGGCTTTATATTTTAATTGAGCCATAACGTGATAATTGGCTCCTAACCACTTACGAGCCTCTACAATTACAGCCTCTCTTAATTCATCCTCGTGTGTTAAAATATAATCTTTATCTAACATTAATACACCGTTTCTGTTACTGGTATATAAGGCTTTCCGCCAAAATTAACCGAATTACTAAATTTATTAGCGCAGTCTGTTAAACTACGGTTGCAGCCTCTGTATACTACAAATGTATCTCCTAATACCGGATTATACAGCAATGGAGTTACTAAAACAATATTTCCAGTAGTATATGCTTTTATAGTTCTTTTAACATTTAAATTAGCGCCTGAATTGAATAAAATAACGCCTTGGTCAAAATAACCGTTTGCTTGAGCTAGATTACATACTAAGGTAGTTTTATCTGAACCATTTTGAATAGTTCCTGAGAACGTATTTGCTGATTTATCAGCTTTACATGTTTGGGAATCATACAGAACCCAAGGACAGTTAGACTGATAAACTACCTTAGGAACGTCTATATTTAGAAGCTCTGTCATTGATTTAATTTCTAAAGATACTTCGTGTCTATTTATTTCTTCAACATCTAGTTTTCCTAAAAATAATTTTTCTAAAACCAATGGAGCTGTTTCCCAACTTGTGAAAAAAGCTTTATCTATTTGTAAAATGGCTCCATCGAAAGTTCCATTTCTAAAAGCCTGTAACATAGGTATAGTTCCAACTAAGTCGGACTCACTTGGTCTAATGGTCATTCTTAGGGTATCTACGCTTATTCCGTTATCGAACTTCATATCCTGTCTATCTATTTTCAAACTTTTAGAATAAACATGACCGCCATAATTCACGTTAATATCGGCGCTTGTGTGTCTTAGAGTTGTTCCATTTGTTAAAACAATTGTATAGAGATCACAAACTGTAAAATGCCTATTTGAGGCTAACAATGCTACTAATTCAGGACTTGCTGTTTTCATATTTTTACCGTAATTAAACTTAATTGCTCACAACTATAAAGATTATAAGCAAACTGTTTAAAGTCTGCTTTATCTTCTAAAAATCTGCATCTGAAATAATAATTTCCTGTCCAAGTAATATTCCCACTCACAGGAGCTGTATCAAAAGTAACTAAACCAGTATCAGATAAGGTATAGTCATCAGGACTTACTGTAACCCCATTCACTTTTATAGTCGGAGTATTATAATAACCAAATACAGGCTCTGACCATGTACCTACACTTCTTTTTAATTGGAATTGAGTAGCTGAATTATTAGCTACTCCTATTAGTTGATCTGATACTGAATTTTCTTGAGGATCCAGGTATAAAAAGTCATCGTAAGATCCACCGACACTGTTATAAAAACTTATAATATTTTCAAGATCATTAGCTGTAAGAGAACCAGAATACAGCTTAGTTGTTAAAAATGAATACTCTAGATCTATTTGATACTTAGGGTAGCTCCAGAGTTTTATTCTATTTTCCATACCACTTTGAGCAGTGGATTTAATTGTATTCCATTGCGGTGTTTTAATTATATTCCAAGTTTTACCCTGTAATGTTGGAAAAACCAACTGTGACATTATACAAACCTTCTATCTCTTTTACCTAAATTATAAGCGATTCTATCGGTCATATCATCTATTTTATTTTCAAACGATTTAGCATCTAAAGCATTAACCGTCATATTTATAACTGTTTGTTTTTGTTGTTTCTTATTACCCTGACCTTTTAAAGAGGCTCTAAAATCATCTGCGAAAGGTTTTGGAAGAACCGTTTCATCCTGGTGAAGTTGCGCTACCATATCTTTAGGTATTTGCATAGCACCTTTGTCAAATCCGGGTACACGAGCCCCCAGAGAAATCGCAGCACCCGTTGCAATCGCAGCGGCGGGTGCAATGGCCCAACCAACGAATGGAATCATAGCTGCTGACGCTGCTGCTGCGGCTACCGCTAACGCCTTGAAAGCAACCGCTGCCATCATAGTCATTACAGCTAATACACCTGCCGCCACACCTATCACGGCAAATTCAGCAGCCATTAATATAGCGAATGGTACAAAAATTAGGGATAATGGAACCAAAGTAGACATAGCGCCTGCAAGTAACCACATACCTAGAGCAGCCATCATTGCAGATAATCCCATTACTAGAGTAGATATGGCTATCAGCGGCATAGTAACTGCTAAAATTAAACTACTTGCGGCTAATTCCCACATTTGTTTAGTTAATTCAGATAAACCTTCCTTACTGACACTTGCTGCGGAGCCTATTACAGCTTCACTGGCAGCCACAGCAGCGTTACTACTGGTAACAGCAGCATTACTCGCTGTTATAGCCGCATTGCCCGCTATCTTTTTACCCGTAAAGAATGAAGTTATTGCATCCATAGTAACGTGACCTACTATCCAATCTTTTATCATATTAGCTATAAGATTGGCGAAGGCTTGTTGTAAATTTCCGAATAAATTACTTACGGTATCTGTCCAATATTCAGTACCAGCTATAAAGTTACCTATGGATTGTGAAAAACTACCATTAATAGAATTAAAAAATTCTTTATAATTTCTATCACGCTCTAATAAAATTTGCTGTTCAATTTGTTTAGTTTTTAAGCCCTCTTGTTGAGTAATGTTAGACTTTTCTGCTTCTAGGTTTTTATAAGTAATATTGTTTTTATAATTAGGATCTATTTTTTCAATATTTTCCATTCTTTTAGTAGGTTCTAATAAAGCCAGTTCTTGGCGTTTCTTTTGAAGTTCTAAATCCCTACGTAAAAACTCTTGCTGAGTTATAGCTCCACGAGCTAATGCAAAATTATTTATACTCTCAATAGTGTCTATTTCATTATTGAGCTTCATACTATCTATCTTTATTTGTAAATCAAGCTCTTCCTGAGCAATCTTTTTATTACTCTCCTTTTTCATTCTCTCTACTTTAGCCAAGTGAGCGCTGTTTAAAGCCTCTTTCTCAGTTAGTAAATTATTATAGATAGTTTTTTCAGTATTTTTGATAGCTAATGCTTTATTTTTTTCAATTTCGGCAATAGCCGCAGCTTGATTTTTTAGATTAGATTCTTTTATTTGTCTAATTTTAAATTCAGCTTCTGTGTTAATTTTATTAGTTTCAGAAACTTTTAATTCTTCTGCTTCTTTTTCTAACTCTTGCTCTTTTTTCTTTTTATCCATTATTAAGGATAATAGCTGTTTAAAATAGTCACTATACTCTGAGATACCGTCGGCTATTAGCTTTTTACGTATTATATCTTCTTCATTGGCTGTCTTTTCAGCTATCTCAAGAGCATCAATTGCAGCTTGATGTTTTTTACGTAATTCTTCTTTTATGTTTTCTACTGTTTTGTCAAAGGTCAGGGATGAGGCATTTCTTTTACCCCTACCCCCAGCGTCTCCAGTAGCATCTTCAATTTCAGCTAAATTTAACCCCTTAGCATCCGGTATCGTAGGAGCGGCTAATTTAGTACCTTTTTTAAACTCATCAAACAAACCTTTAAAGGATTTTTTAACCTTCTCAGCCCCACTAGAAGCGTCATCTGCAAAGGTATTAGCATCCCACATTAAAGAGTTATAGCCCTCTTTCATCTTATCAAAATCATGAGTAGCTACACCCCAGAGTATTTGTCCAAAGTCGTAAAGAACTTGCCCCGCATCTTTTATTATATTTTGAATATTACCAAAATTATTCTTCCAAGCTGCGTACATTAACGGCAATGATGCCGCTATAACCGCTATAAGAGCAGGTATCCAACCAATAGAAGCTATAAAAGCTCCTATAGCCGGAAGGGTTACAGTCCATATAGTTACAGCCAAATTCTTAAGAGACATTATCATGCCAGCTAAAGCTTGAGTTTTCACTATTACTAGAGTAGCTATAAGAACTCCCAAAGCTTCTACAAATAGCTTAGTAGCTTCGATAACTTTAGGATGTTGTTTTATGTAGGCTACTAAATAATCAGTGGATGATTTTACAGCGTTAACAAAATCTAATAATGATTTTAAAACCACTTTAATAGCAGGGTCAAATAGGTTTAATAATGATGTTCCAGCTAGTTTAGAGTTTTCTCCTATCTGGTTTAAAATACCAGCAGTAGTGCCTCCTTGTTCTTTCGTCATTCCATAAAATCTACCGCCTTTTTGAGTGAGTAGGTCGAGAGCTTTAGCCATATCAGAAAAACCAATTTGATTCTTTCTACTCATTTGAGTAACTTCAGCTGTGGTTTTATTCATAACTTGAGCTAATGCTTCCATTATAGGAATACCCCTGGATATGAATTGGTTTAACTGCATCATATTAGCTCTACCCTTAAGAGCCACTCTACCAAAAGCTTGAGATAACCCCTCCAACTTTTCTCCACTACCCATGGATAAATCGCCTAATTTTTGCATAACAGGTAATATATTTTTAGCCGATAATCCGGAGGCTAACAGTATATTAGCTGATTTTGTTACGTTATCCACTTCATACACAGTATTTCTTGCATATTCAACTAAGGAATCAAATAATGCAGTCGCAGCTTGTGAATTTCCTAATAAGACTTTAAACTGTACATTCGTTAGTTCTAAATTTTTGTAAAGGTCAAAAGTTTCTCCTACAGAGTTAGTAAACATATTTATAGCTTTATAGGCGAGCATATAACGTAATGTGGTCAACATTGTCTTGCCTAATTTTTCAAAAAATCCTATATTTTTTTGTACTTCCTCAGCCTGGTTTTTAAACATAGAATTTAATTGAGATATGGAGGATCCAGAAGCTTGGCTAGCTTCACTTAATAATTTTGTTTTTTCAGCCTGTAGTTCTAAAGCTTTAACTACTTCTTGAATTGTAGACTTTTCAGCTAAACCAGCTTGTTTAATCCGCTCAGCCGCCTTTTGATAATCTATAGCAGCTACTTTAACAGCGTTTGATGCTTTTTTAGTATAAGTTTCAACATTAACTAACCCAGAAGAGTTTAAAGCATTAGCTAACATTCCCCCTAAATCCGGCATACTAGTAGAAGCTGTAGGAGCAGTATTAGCCAGCATTTTTTGATATTTACTACTGCCTAATCCACCCTGACTACTAAGTTTAGTTACCAATTCAAGATTAGTTTTTAATAGTTTATTTTGGGCATCAATTTCTTTGTCAGTTTCTCTAATAGCTTTAGTTGCTTGAGTAAATGAGACTTCTGAGCCCTTAACAGCCTCTTTTACCTTATTTGAATTATCTACTATATCGTGTAAATTTTCATTCACCTTTTCTAAAGGCTTACCAAAATCTACAGATAATTGTTTAGCAACTTCTGAGACTTTTTTAAGATTTTCTTCCGCTTTATCTGCCGCCACTTTAGTAGAACTAGCTACTTTCACTGACATTTTATCGAATGAAGATATCATAACAGAGGTGGCCTGATTGACCGCCTCTGTCATTTTCTCTAATGCAGCAGTAAGGGCATCAAGATGAATCTCAATGCCTACTCCATAATTACCAAGATTTCCTAAATTTTCTGACATTGTATTTCCTTAATAGTCGGGTTTACGATCTATGATGTCTAACATTTTCTGCATTTCTTGGTTTTCAACTTTTTGAGCATTTAGGTTATCACCTAACATTCCTGTAGTCTTAGTCTGTCCTTTTCGTTTTCTTATTCCCGTACTTGTACTTGATTTTTTATCGCTAAAAATCATTTTTATTACTAATCCTGCAGGAGGGCAATCTTGTCTATATCTCATTAAAGACCGTAATGAAGGAGCATTTATGTATCTATCAACATAAATTCTATCGTAACCAAACTCTGCTGCTAATTGATGATAAAGATACTCTATACAGAAATCATCATCGTCTTCATCAGCAGCACCTAGGCGTTTTTTGCTTGTTCTAAACCTTCTTTTGTATCAATTAGATAAGCAATAAGCTCGTAAAGTTTTTTAGTATGTAGTAACTCTACCGATTCTTCTCTTGTAAGATTAGGATAATTCATTAGTAGAGCTTGGTAAACTAATTCTAAAAGTTTTAGTGAAAGCTCACCTATAGTTTCTACATCTTCACTTTTCTGAGCTTGTAAAAAAGATTTCTGTAATTGGTAAAATCCTAGTTTAACTAATTTAGTTACAGGTAAGGGAGGAAGTATGAACTCTCTTTGTCCTATTTTAATAGGAGTTCCTTCATGATTGATTTCTTGAAGTTCTACTTCTGGAGCTTTTGTTTCTTCTGTCATTTGTTTGTCCTCTTATTATACTAATACGTGTCCTCTAAATAAGTAAGGGCAGGTGTAGAGGACACACACTTTTCGGACGAATCCTAGCCCGTACTTAATTAATTATTAGAAACTGGTGTACATATAACCGATGTTGCCTGCTCCATCTGCAAATATATCGAAGTCAAAATCAGGCATAGCGAACTCACCTCTTTTTAAAGCAAGTGAAAGTTTACCGCTGATAACGTTAGGGAATTTTATAATTGTTTGTTGACTTTCAATAACTGTTTTTGCCCATAACTGGAACGGATAGCTTGATCCGATAACAGGGTTAGGAATGGTTATTGTGTTTCCTGTAGCTAAAGTATATTCGTAGTCTATGATAACTGATTTACCAGCATCTGCGGCAGCAAATGTGTAAACGCCGTTTGACATTGAATATTGTCCAGTTGTAGGAGTTCCTGTTACTCTTGTCATAGGAGCATTATAAAGTTCACTTGATCCTACTAAAGTAACGCCTAAGTCTACACTGAACGTGCCGCTACTTGGAGGAGTAATTGTTAGCTGATACGGTGTTGTAGGAATTACCTGAGCAGATCCACCGCCAACTAGCTTTGTTCCGGTAGCTTTTGTAGCTCCGAGTAAGGCTGCGAAAGATTCAGCGTTGAATCTTGCATAGCTACATTTACCTGATACAGATCCACCAGCTTGAACTGTTAAAAGAGCGAATCTGTTTTGTCCTAAAAGTTCTTTCTTTTCTACGTTAAAGTCAATGCTGACTTCCTGTAATACTCCCAATTCAATAGGAGTTGTTGAGTTCGCCGGCTTAATTATAGCCTTTGCTATCGAAAATAATTCCGCCATTTTTAAATCTCCTTTGCTTTATTATCTATTTATTGCTTGGACTACATACCATGTTGAAATATGAAACGTTCTCGTATCCTTCTCGTATAACTCTTCGTAATTTCCTTCTCTCTGGTACGCTACTTTATCTACTTGGGTTAGGTTGATTAATTGCCTAATCCTTTCATAAATTAATTGCGCTTTTTCCATACTATCCCTAGTCCAGACATTTATGTGAAATTTTCCTGAGACTGAAAATTCATTTTTTTCTAAACTAGCTAAAGATAACTTAAAAGTGATACAAGGATATTCAGGGTTGTCTATATTACTAACATGCCCTACTCTTATTCTACCTTTTATTTCTTCATTTGTAACCCCTAGAATAGACTGTAAAGTAGAATCCGAGATTAATTTCTTTCTTATTTCAACTTCTATATCTGAATAAATCATTTTGTAACTCTCAATGCGTTTCTTAATTCTTCTTCTAATTTTTTTAAAACTTTATCTTTTATACGACTCCAACAATATATAAAAACTGGTCTGGGAACCATCTTAGTTGTACCATGAACTAAAAAAGCAATATAGGGAACTTTTGATTCATCTACTTTAGCCCCCATAACAATTCTTGATTTAGAAATATCAATAACTCTTTCTACATTATCGGCCAAATTACCGGATTGCTTGTGTATAAAAGGTTCTACGTGGGGTAAGGGTTGCTGAGTAAGTCTACCCTTTCTCATTAACTGCCCTGTAGCTAAATTAGAGTACTCACCTGTAGCATAAGGGTGTCCCATTTCAGCTAATACTTTTAAAGTATGTCCATCTAATAAAGCTATATCTTTCATTAACTCATCGTATATCATAGAAGATATGTTATTAGCTATCCCTACAAATCTATTAGGGTTAACCAAGGAGGCTACTTTAGATTTAATTGTTTCAGTGTTTGTTAATGTAGTCACTCTTCCACCCCAAACTTAGCAAACATTTTTACATGCTTTAATAAATTTCCTTTATATGGAATCTCTATTACCGTATAAGTATCCCCAACAGAAACAAGCGAGTTTGTAGGGGTAGAAGTTACTGTTATTTTATCTTCACGTCTAAAATCAAAATAAGAATTACAGGTAACTATATATAGGGGAGGAGCAACTTGCCCCGCTTCTACATAGTATAATTGAGAGTTATCATCTGCAAATTCTTTTTTAATAATCTGAACTGGTATTTTATCTTTAACTAATCCAAAAGAGCTGTTAGTTTCTCCTAGATCCGAATACCCCGAAGAAACTTTTCTTTCTAATTTTATGTAAGCATTGGTGAAAAAAGCCATTATCTTATTTTTCTATAATTTAGTAACAATTTACGGGCTGCACTAGATATATCTGTTGATTTAATATCTTGTGAGAACTGTAATTCTTGATTTTCGTCTTTTACTTTGACAACATCATCCATATTTATGTTTTCACGTTTAATATAATCACTTATTAAATTTGACGCTATAATTATAGCAGCTTGTTTTATATCGTTAGGAACTGTTTCATAACCGCTGTAATAACTTATTCTAATTCTTCCGTAGTAACCTTTATCTAATAATACACAGCCTAGTCTATTATCTATTTGATAACTCGTAAGAGGCACATCAATTGTAGTCTGCAGTGATGGACACATTTTAAGACTTTCAACTGAAATTAGAGGAAGATATGATGGAAATAATTTATTAAGATCACGTGCTGAAAACCTAACATCTATAAATTCGGTTGTTAATGTTTTTAAGATAGGTTGATTACAAAAATTATTAATAAAGGCTGTAACCTTATCACACATAGAAGTTAAAACACTATCAGGTGGATAATCCTTATACCCTAAATCTTTTAAATCAGCCGCAACTATAAAATTAGCCATATAACTTAAATCCTTGTTCTAATAAAGAGTAACTATGGTTTTCTGAAACGTTCACTACTCCATTCATTATATCATAGGCACCATTAGCAACAAATAGTGTACCATCTTTTATATGTGGAGGAACCTGTAGTGTGATTATTTTATTTTTTATATCTTCAAGAATCACCTGTTCTAATTTTTCTTCTATTTTTTCAACAATTTCAGCGGCATCAACGAGTTGAGGGGTATCCAGCGTTACAGTTATTTCATCTTGGTTAACACTTAACTCCGCTGCTTTAATTACTTTGATTTGCTTCTTAATCAAAGAAGTTAAATCTATTGTATCTACATCTATGTTGTTAGTTTCATCTACTTTATATATTTTACCCAATTTTTTAAGTTCATGGATTTGAATTTTTATATCTATAACTTGATCTAATGTTTTTGTAAAAGAATGAGGCTGGTCATAAAAATGCATCCATTGATCTTGGTTATCAATCGAATTATCCATTCCGAATATTACAACTGAATATCCTCTCTTTATAAAATAATGAATAGCTCTTAAAGAAGTTGAATACATACCATACAAATATTCTTTCTCGCCCGTATCTTCTTCTAACTTGTATATAGGAGAAAATGTTGTAGCTATATTTACTTTAGCTTCTTTTAATAGTTCAAATTTATCTTCTCCTATGCGCTCATTTACTACAAGTTTTTGTCCTTTATAATTATCTACAACGGTTTGAGCTAAATCAACGTCAGAAAAGAACCAATAATCTACAGGCATGGAAGATCTGTATTTATTGGCTGGTTTTGGGTTAAATATTTGAACGAATTTATAAGGAAAATGATTAACGGAAGCAGTAACAAAGTTACTATCATTTTTTTCCTTATAAATTTCCATTAGATCCGGAATCATATCATGATATTTGATGATACTCGGCCCAGATAAAAACAATAAAGCTATTTTTTCACTCATTTTTGTTGTCCTCTTATATATGTTACAAGTTTGTTACACGCAGCAACGTTTTTAAGGGGTTTAAAAAAATATTTATATGGTTTACTACCTAAAAATATTTTTACCCCCGTTAATGACGATTTTTGCTGGGAACCCTTTAATCATGGGGTATTTTTACCACATGATTAAAGGGTAGCGAGTTAACGCTACCCCATTTTATTATGTTGCAAGTCCAGGTCTTACGTTTTTGATAACAGCACAGTATTGAGGGGTTCTCATTCCAAGCGCTTCGTTAGCGAAAATTTCAAACGCTTTTCTTCTTTTTTCAGTTGGTACGGCTCTCTGGAAGTAATCTTGACATACGTGCATTTCCATTAATGTACCTTCTAATTCAGGGATTGGAACTTGTTCTGTCATTATCATGCAGGTTCCTTTTGGCAAGTAAGGGTGTGTTTCTATGTCTATAGGAGCGCCGAGTGATGGGTGTAAGTATTTACCAGCAACTCTACCGACTGTCATTTTATCCAGTTCAGGGGTATCTACTAAGTTGTAAACAGCACCTTTTTGGATGTTAGCTTTTGTGATAACGTTTCTCAAATCGCCTGATACGTAGATGTTTGTTGCAACTATTCTATAAGCATCGAATATACCAGCAAGGGCATCGTTTATTTGCACAACGCCGGTTTCATCTGCTGTAAACTGAGCGTATGCGTTATCTTTTCCGAAAGCGTTTCCAGCGGCTAATATTTGAGGAAGTAATCCGTCAAAGCTTAGTGTATCGTTTGATCCTTCTACAGATGGTATAGCATTTCCGGTTGTGTAGTAGTTTGTTAATACTGCCACACTGTATGTGGAAATCATTTGAAGGGTGTATGCATCTGCTCCGGTTTTTGCGAATATAGCGTATGCAAAAGCATTTGCTGTAGGAGTAATTGTTACTGTGATTGTTTTATTTGCTGAGGTAGTTGTAGCTTGAACTTCAGCTGAAGGAACGCCTGCGCCCCAGAATCTACCAGATATTGCATTATTGTCTGCATCTAAATAAGGAACTAAAGCTAATGCGCCTTGGTTTTTATTAAGAATTAAACTTTGTAAGCATTCTGCGGTAAGTGGGCATATTTTAATATCGTATGCGCCGGCTGTTATACTTCCACCTGCGGATACTGCTACTGACGGTGCTGCAGGGGTTGTAAGGGCTGTTATGTTTCCGCCGATAATTTTGTATTCTTCTTTTTGTCTAAGTTTTCTTAAAGCTCTGATTATTGAAGTGGCCTCAGGATCCATGAAGTCTTTACCTTGAGCCTGAGCTTCGTATGTTACATAGTCGTATACACCGATTGACTTGTAAGCAGCTTCTTTTTTGTTTCTTACGGTGATGTTTTCAGTGGCTCGTCCACCTTCATAGGTTGAGGACATACCGTTTGTAACGGAGTCTATCTGCCACCATTCCGCTTTAGCACCAGTTGCAGGTACTCTAGGAATCTTTTTAAGGAAGAGGTTGTACTGTTCCCACATTGGTTCTAAACAAGTTACCAATGGGCTAAGGTTATAACCAACGATGTTGTTAGCTATAGCGATAGATTTTGCTACTTCCGGTCCTTTAGACTGAATATCATTAATCATATCAGCCTGTTTTTTTGCAAGTTCATTTACATCTTGTGTATAAGGAGGCATCTTTCTTTCCTTTCATATTATCTAATTACTACTTAACTATTTTACTACTGGATTTTGTTGGATATTTTGCCAAGTTTGATTAATTTTCTGGACAGGGGTTAAGGTCTCAGCTTTCTCTACTTGGTTTCCTGTTCCTAAATTCTTTTCTATGGCATAATTTGCAGGAACATTTGAATCAGCTGGAGCTTCTTCAAGTTTTTTAACTCTATCCTCTAATTCAGTTTTTTGAACGCTAAGATCGTCAATCGTCTTCTGTAATGCTTCAACTTTTGTTACTAAATCTTCGGATTTGTTAGAGGCTTTCTCTACATCTTCTGCCTTGTTTATATCTTTATTATACACTTTAGAACATTTTTCGCAAGTACATTGTACTCCCATTTCTGTTAGATTGTGGAAAGCTTTAACTAAATCATCTTTAGCATTGTTTACACTCTTCTGTACATCATTTTCCTCTACTTTTTGTACAGGATTTGTAGATTCTTCAGTCTTTTCAACTGTTTCCTCTGTTTTTGCTGCGGGTTCTTCAGTCTTTTCAACTGTTTCTGTTTTTTCTACGGGTGCTTCTGAGGTTATTTCGGTTTTTTCTACCTCAGCAGTCTCAGTTTTTTCGGTTTTTTCTTCTGGCATAGTACCTCCACTGCCTTTATCTGTTTTTTCTGTTACTTCTTCTGCTTTTTCCACTGTTTTTTCAGGGGTTTCTTCTGTTTTCTGTACATTTTCGGCGTCAACTTGTTCAGATTTACCTATTGACGGCTCTTCTGCGTGACCTGCTGCAGGAAGTTCATCTACTGTAGGCACCCATTCTTGTCTAACTTGAGTTAAATCTCCTACAAGACTCACTACGCCTTCGTCTGTGATAGTATAGTTTATGCTATAGTTGTCATAATCTCCATCTCCATCGAGATTTCCTTCTATGATAACCCTATCAGCATAAACAGCTATAATCCAATAATAACATTGTTGGTCGGAGTTTGCTAGAGATAGAGGAACTTTAATTTTTTCATTTAAAGCGCCATACAATCTTTCTCTTTTCTCACTGTCTGTTCCTTGGAATACTTTCTGTATTTCAGAAGGAATTGAACTTTTGATGATGTCTTTTTTACTCATAATTTCTGTCCTTTCAATAGTTTTAAATATTTTAAATTCTTCAGTTCCATCAGCTTTAACCATTAAAAAATTAGATGAGGGGTTACAAGGAGTATCTACTAAAGATATCTCGGAAGGTTTAACAATATACCTAAAGGCTCCAGAAGCGGTATCATACCATTTTTTAATTAGTTTTCCACCAATACTGGCGCCAGTAAGTACACCTTCCTCAATCCACTCCCAAGTAGTTTTATCCAAAACCTGAACAACCATTCTAATTTCTTTGTATTCATCTATAAACTCTAAAGGGGCTATAACTTTTCCAATTGGTTTTGTATAGTCATGCTGTAACCGTACATTGCCGTAACTCTTTCCATCTGTCACAGTCGCAAAATAATTCATCCAATCTTCAAAATAAGGCTTACTACCTTCATAATCCATTATTTCATTAGATTTATCTTTAGTCTCATTGGTAGCGACTAAATAAATAGTATGTTCCTTTTCATCGGCTTTTTGTATCTTTAAAAACATATTATTTATTACTCCTTATCTTTATTATAATAGTTGTCCTTTAATATTCAATATGATAGTTTCTGCACTTGCAGGGGACATAGCGTTAGTTGTTAATACTATAGCATACACTTTTGTAGAATTTGAGGCTAGATGACAAATAGTATTTAAATTTATTTGTCTTGATACGTAAGTACCGCCACAAGGAAAAGCAGAGTTTACAGCCTCCGCAGCTCCGCATAATTTGGACATAAGTTCAGCCTGGGATAACGCCAACGCTGAGTTATCTGTATATGTTGTAGGATACGGAGGCGCTGAAAATAATAGTACGGTAGCGTTTAATTTAGTTGTAGCTGCTCCATTTGAACAACTTACGAAAGCCTCTGTTAATCTAAAATACTGACCAGCTACGGCGGCTTGACCGCCAGGAAGTAAATTATTTGCTAAATTTATTATAAAAAATTCAGAAGATAGTGTTAAAGTGATTCCAGTGCCATCAGCGCTGGCATTGTTATTTATGGTTATACTAGTAGCCCCCACAGCTATGACGCTGGAGTTAGCTGGTATACCTGTTCCGGATATAGTCTGACCTACGTAGCACTTGGCGATATCAGAAGCGCTTATTCCTGAAATAGTAGGACTACCGTTTGTAGTATTTCCTACTACCGAATAGGTAGGACCACAAACTACCTCTCCCGTATTTGCGTATGCCGTGGTATTAGTTGGTCTAGTTATAGTTTGAGATTTAGACCAGAATAGCATAGTATTTAAAGCTTTTTGACCTAATTTAACCGCTTCTTTATTTATAGCATAATCTTTATAGTCTTTAGAAGCATTGCTTAGGTCTATACCTAGTGCTGATAAAAGAGTAGTTAAAGCCATATTTTATTCTCCATTCTTATTCTACTAAAGGTGTAAATTGTCTAACACAGTTTGGATGTTGAATTGGATTATTATGAGCCCATTCAAGTGTTTGTATAGTTCCATTTAAATCGGCGCATATAGGACATCCGTCACCATCATAAACATAAACTTTATCTATTAATTCTGATTTAATCCAAGTTAAGGTGGCACCTTCATTATACTGTTTTAATCCTTCAACGTCAGCAATAACTTTTGCTCTAATGGCTGAGAATGGGTAAGAATTTTCAATCTCATTTCTATAAGATTCCCAGTCTAATCCTTTTTCAAGAGCGGATGAGAAGGAATTAGTTAACATAGTTTGTGTACTTTGTTCTAATTGACTTGTTAAATCAGTAACATAGGTATCTTGATTTTTAATTTCAGGTTTTATATCTACAGAAGGTTTATTTTTCTGCTCTAATACCCTATTCAATTCAGAAAGTCCTTCTCTTTGCCCTTTATCGTAAGAACTTTCTAAGTATTTTTTTAGTTTTTTACCAAAATCTTCTTTATTTATGAAGTAAAAGCCCAAAATAAACTCTATATCAGCCTTTTTATACGCTTCTTCTATAAATTTTACATAATCGCCTTTTAAATCTTTAAAGTATTCAGTTAAATACGCTAAAAAAGAGGCGTACTCTTCTTTATCATCCTCTGCTTTAAAAATATCAACTATCTGACCAATATTTCTAATATTTGAGGATTCTACCTTAACTATAAACTCGTCAGAAACATTCTCGTTGTTATAACCTTTTAATGATCTACCTTCTTTAAAGCGTTTAATTAAAAAACTTTGATAATGAGCTAATGCTTTTTTAACTTCTTTACTTTTAGTTTCCTTTTTAGAAGTTTTCTTATCAGTTATAACAGGTCTATTAGCTGCGTCCATTTTTACATCTTTAGCTTTGATATTAGCTCCTTTTACATTGTTTGCAGCTTCAGGATCTGCTCCATCTTCCTTGTTGTCAGTTGTAATAACTTTGTCTATATCAGTTAGAGGGATTATAGCATTACCTACTTGTACAGTATAGATATCTCCGTTAACAATAGGCTCTTTTCCCTCTTCTCTTCTAATTTCATTTCTATTATATATACCGTTTTTAAGATAATTATCGTTTTTATTAACTTTAGCTTGTTGATCTTCTAATTTTTCATCAATTATTTTAAACGCTAAAGTTTCAAATCCAAAGTCAACTTGAATAATTTCTGTAAGTATCTCTTCAAGATGCCTAATATACGGTTTAAGACCGACATCTGTTTGTTTTCTGTCATCAACCTCTGCAGTTGATCTATTAACCTGTTTATTAAATGTTTGGAAATCAATGCCCATAGAGGCGCAAACTAATCTTCCAAACCATTCTTCTTGTAATGTATCCCATTTATACTCTTTTGTTCTATGTAACTGCCCATCTGGTACAAATTTTAAAGATTGACGGTTTTCATAAGCCGCCATATCTTCCATCCAAAAAGCATTAAATTTTA